CCCTGGATCGCCGCCAACTGTGGTGGACAGTAGGCGTACAGATACTGGTACGAGGCCAGCGTCTCACGGGCCACTCCCTCTTTGAGGTGCCTGAGTAGGAAGGCGTGTTTTTGCCTATACACAGGATAGTACGCGGATCGGTCGAAGACCATTCCGCAGAACTCGCGCTTATCGCGCACTACCTCTTTGATGGTGGGCCCTAGATCGGCCAGACGCTCCCAGTACTGCGACTCTTCCTCTTCCTGGATTGTGTCGTCACCCATGGTCACAATCTCGCCTTTCCCCCCTGCCACGTAGTGACAGAGGATCTGAAGCAGAGAGTTAACATAGATGGTTAGCTTCCAGCCGGAGGGCATGACGCCAGGGTGTAGCGTTCGGAACTTTCTCCCGCAAAAAGCAAAGGTCTTGCGACCTAGCAGAGCCCGGACGTGGTTGCGAACGATTGCATCGTTCTCACCTCCGGACCAGCGAGATAGGAGCTCCTCCACGGCATCGGCCATCCACCCATTTACACTCCAGTCCCAAGCTGATTTATCAGCACAGACGCCCATACCAGCTGTATGCATATTGAAATGCGGAATACCACCAAACAAGTGGGGGGACCAGCCGATTGCGACGCCTGAGGAGACCGGATATTGCATCTGGGCATCAAGCATACCGCGGAAGAGCAACTCCGCAACAAGCTGGTCGGTTGCACCGACGCCAGAGATTAGCCTGTAACGGCCAAGCTCTAGTTTAGACTGCTTGTGCGGCTCTTGCTTTATAAACGGGAAGATCTCGTCCATGTACGGTTCCTGCTCTAGTTTCTCAAACCGCGCGAGGACAGCATCGTAGAGGGCAGATACTAGCGCGCCGTGGTATCCAAACAGTGGTTGGTATCCAAAGACGGCGGCGTTGTCATTGCCATACGGAGTCCAAGGGTGGCCTGGGCTAGAACGAGGGTCGAGAATGAATTGTCCGTTTCGTTTATCCGATATGAAACTTCTGAAGTGTTGCAAGGTACTCAGTTCTGTCCACGTCGACCACTTGCCGGCGCGGGGCGCGCTGAAGACCGGACCATACTTGCGGCTAACGAGCTCGAT